CGTCGATAAGCACGGCGCGGACATTTGCGTTCTCTTGTCCGTCGTCGTACCATGCGTTGATGGCGTCAAGTATGATGGCATAGACCTGAGGTCCGATGGAGCCATCATAGCAGCTGTAGTCGGCGTCGAATCCTACATCTGAGACAGACAGCAGATCGTTGAAGAGTGCTGTCCACTCTTTCGAATGGGGATCGATGCCGATCGATGACATAGACTTATGGCGCGAGTTATATTGCGCCGCGACGAAGCTGAGGCAATATTGCCTGAAGACGATCACGAAAGTAAGGTTCGACATCACGAAGAGTCGAGTCTTCCCATCAGGGATCTTACTGGATGGACGAAGTTCGTCTTTTAGGCAATCAGTCCAAGCGGATGGTGATCGCTTGCAGCGTTTCGCACGCTCGACATAGTTGATGCAATCGGCGCGAACACGTTCGCCCCATTGATTTTGTGTTAGGGTGAGATAGTCGTCGATGCGTTCCACATAGATGGATTTTCCTGGATGGTTTGGAGGTCGAAGAGCTGCGTATGGATAACCCGGTGATGTTTGCGGGTTTATGCAATCGAAGTACTCGTGTCCAGGAAGTCCGCCGACAGCTTCGTCGAGAGTGAGAACTCGCCGTATGCCATCGACTGGACGGAACGTGCCAAGAATGTCGATCATAGCACAGTTGACTTGATCCCAATAATAGGGTTGGAATAATGGGATAGGTTGGGTGAACTTTTCCTGGCAGCGAGCGACGAAATTTGCGTCCTCGCACGTCATCCTGGGGTCCAATGGAGATAGGACTGCAGGTTCCTTATGGGAGATCCAGATTTTATTAAAAAGTGGAGAGGGAAAAAGATCAGTCCGAGCGGGTGGAAAATTTCCAAATTTGGGGTCAACTGTACCGATGATTTCAATGTCGCCGCCAGGTAAATCAGATAGCGGAAACGCAATCTGTGCCTTGGCGTTCGGAGGAAGAGGAAATCCTATGACATTGATGTTGCCATAGGAGTCGAGGACAGCATTGGCTTCGAGCAGATGTTCTTGCGTAAAGATTTCCGATGAGTAGACGTGGTCTTTCGCCCGTTCGGCGACGTGGAAGCCACAGATCTTGCGGATAGCATGGGTATTAGCTATCACGAGCGGAGATCCACACTCGCCGTCGTACATGGCAACATCATGTGTCCATGTCTCAGCGAGATAGTGGACATTACGGGCCTTGTCGTCGAAAGAGTAGTTGAAATACTCAGATGTCTGACCAGGGCCTTCTTCGATGCTCCATGTTTTAGCGTCCTCATCGTAGTGACGAAAACGGACTTGGGAGACTTTGGGGATAGATCGTTGATAGACACCCAAGTTGTCTCCTTGCGGTTTGACAATGACATGTACTGCCGGAGTGGTCGTATGATGCAGCAGATCATCTTCGCTGATGAAATGCTTCGTGATCTTGTCGAATGATCGAGTGTGCTTGCATTCGTATACACATAGATCACGGAGTTCGAAGACGACCATGTTGTCTGGTTCGAACAACTCCACGTAGGTCGCGCCAGTTGTAGTGCGCACGTGGAAAGGTTCACCACGAGCCATGAGCTCACCAGTTGCCATAAAGAAATGGCGTGGGACGACCATGCGCTTGCCTTCATAGAAGACAGCGTTCAGATACATCTTCGTATCTGGTCGACGCAGCAAAACTTGGTTATTATACAGCTTGCCGGTGATGAGCTCTTGTGCAGAGATGTCCTTTGGAACACCGGACTGCTTCAGTCCAATGATAGCACGCCCGTGGGCACGGTGTGATGCGATGACTCGTTGTTGTTTGCGAGTCTTCGCAGTCCGATCGGCGCCTGATGGAATTAGACCTTGGGATTCACCATCGATTGGTGGGGTGATCTCTTGGTCACGATTGCGAGCACGGCGAGCCCTCTCCCCGCGCACCTTCTTCACGATGAAAAAGGTAGCGATGCCAGCAAGCGTTCCCAGAACGCCGTGTAGCAGCCTCTTATGACGCCAGGCGGTGAGAAGTCGGGACGAGTAATTAGGATCTTGGGCCATATCAGCTTCCAGCGCCTCCTCAACCTGCGCGCACTGCTCTTTCACTTCTGGAGGAATGGTTTGCGTAGATTGACTGAGGAAAGGATTCATGGTTGACGTTAGCATGATGTGCTGACGCTGAAGGGCCTCTTCAATCGATTCGGTCTGGTGATCGTAGAAATACTGCGGTATACGCGATCGCTCAAGAAGCTCCTCCATGTTATTGGTGACGTCCATGGGGATAACTGAACGATGCGCTTGGGTGGGCGCGCCAGTACTTCCAAAGAAGCTTCGGAACATCTGACTTTTACCAACCAGTGATGGATCTGGTTGGCGGAGACCACTGAGGAAACGATGCTCCTGAACGAATTCGTCACACTCATCGATGACACGTTGATGTAGTGCATCGGTGCGAGCTTGGAGACGGGTTTGGTTGATCTCGTGGTCGCGCTTCATTGACCGAGCATAGTCGATGAACGCACGCAGATTGAAAGGACCCGCCAAGACTTTGGTGGTTTCTAAGGGGTCCGTGCATGTGAACGTGAGATGATTGAAAGAATCGAGTAGATCTTCCGCGGGAGG